GATACTGATAGTGTCCAGTTGAGCACCACGGATAAAGATCTCGTTGGTGATTGTAGGCTCGGAGAAGGAGACACCCAGGTTCACGCAGTTCATCGGGCAGGTCGCAAGGAGATTGGTATTGCGGTCCGTGTCCATCGTTGAGGCTGAGGCGATAGTCGTGTAGAGCGAGATGATGGAACTGAAGTTCAGGTTCGCATACCCATCCGCCGTGTAGGTCTGGGTTGTGGTCGAAGTTCTGGCGTTGGTTCCCAGCAGGGCGTTCGAGTATGCGTTGGAGTTCACAACCACATAGTCAGGAATGGGACGGAGACGATTGAACAGGTCGACATTCTGAGACTGAACAGCGAAGGAGGTTCCTACAAGAGTGGCTGTAGTTGCTGAGTTGATGGAGGCAGGGTTCATCACGCCGTTCCAGGTGAACCCCGTCAGGCTGTTCAGAGTTCGGCGCACAGGGTTCGTATAGGGCTGACCTGCGATAGAACTGGGGAACTCTTGAAAGAAAATATTGCTTCCACTATCCCCCGTGAAGATTTCCTGGAGATCGAACTGAGCACTGATAGGATTGAGAGACAGCGTCGGGGTGTCGAAGTAGACCCAGATGCGAGTAGGATAGAAGGAACTGAATGCCGTAGGGTCGTTTGATATGTTGTTCGACAGGCAGACATAGAGATTGTTGTTTTGGGTTTGGGGATCGTAAGACGAGACAACATCGTTGCTGAAGTAGTTTGTGTTCGAACTCCACGCACCCTGATAAGAAACGCTGTAGAGGAGGTTCGTCCACTGCTGTTGTGTCCAGTATGTCGAGAAGACGCTGGGTGGTTGGTTGAGAGAGTTTTGCGTCGCTATGAAGTAGAAACTATTGAACGAAACAATCTGTCCAGGCACATAGCTCGTCGTCGCTGACCAGGTGGGTTGAGCCGTGTTGATGTCGAAGGGAACATACCCGAGGTTCTGTCTCTGAGCGAGATAGGTGATGTTGCTGTAGCGCACAAGGGCACCTGCCTCGTAGAGAGCATACGGAGACCAGTTTAGTTCCTGACTGCTGTTGAAGGACGGAGAGTTCGATATTCCTGTAGGACCCTGATTAGTTAAGATGTTCGGATCGTTGAACCCTGCGGACAAGTAGCGGTAGTTGGGATTGTTCGATGAGGTCGTGTAGTTCGACCAGATGCCCGTCCCGATGTTGCTCCAGTATGCCGAGTTCGGAGGCGCACGATTGAGAACAGTCTGAAGAGCCACCCAATACTGACTTGAGTAGGTCGCCACAAACCCCGCGGGATATGAGGTCCCCGAGGTATAGGCAGTCGGAAGCCAATACGACACATTCGAGGGGGTTATGTTCGAGCTGGGATAGATGTTCGTATAGTTCGTTCCGAGATAGATTACCAGATCTCCGAAGCCGTAGCTCTTCGAAGAGAGAAACCCCGCTGGAGTGTTTGTGGTTGGAAGACCGCTTGTCTGATATAGAGCTTGATACAGAGTGGTTCCCGTTGTGTTGGTCACGATGGCTCCCTTACGATAGGCAGTATTCGAGCTGTAAGGCTGAACGATGTCTGTGTAGATTTGCTTCCAGTATGCCGTAGCAGTGAACGGGTTATGGTTTGAGTTGGCGTTGACTAAGGACTGGTAGGTGGCTGTGGTCGGATACGAAGAGCTGTTGCTGTAGTAGACGATGTCGTTCGAGGCGTAGGTGTTGCTCGAAGCCCAGCCCTTCGTAGCGAACGACGTGAAGGCGTTGGATCCCGTCATCTGAAATCGGTTGAAGCGGGAGTTGTAGGTTATGCTGATGTCTCCCGGAATGAAGTTGATTTGATACTGATTGGCTGGATAGAACTGATTGCTTACATTCTGGGAGAAGTTGTAGTAAGCCAGGTCATTCGAACACGCCAGAGCCAGTTCAGTCGCCAGGTCAGAATACGAGACGAAGGTCCGATTGAAGCCATAGTTCGAGGAGTTCAGAATACTCTCGGGCTTGTAGTAGGAGGGCAGGAGCCGAACATAGTAGAGGTTGTTCGTGTTCGGTACGACACCGCTATACTGCGAGGTCCTGTAATACCAGAAGACACACGCCGTATCAGGAACATTCGGAGAGCACTGAGGAATGTTCGCATTGAGGAGCTGAATGCTGTCGACATCAAAGATAGGGCGGGGGAGGTTCACCTGAAAAGTCGTGAAGCCGTTCGTCGTCTGGCTCAGGTTCACCGCATTCGCCGAGCTAATCGTCAGGAGGGTAGGCTGGTTGAGTATGGAACGAAAGACCTTGAAGGCAGGGATCATTCCCCTCTCCTGCTCAGCCTCCATCTCGTCAACAAGCTCATTGAGAGCTTCCATCGTTTCTTATCTTACTACAAGACAAACCTATCGCAAGATGCCTCGCAAGACTGACTTCCAGGTCGGTATGGAGGCTGTGCTCAACAACCCCAAGACCTCCTTCCTCCACTCGCCTAAGGTGTTTCACGAACTATACAACGAGTCAGGTATGACCATGTCGGCGATGATGAAGCACATCGGTCGTCGCACCAAGGCGAACAAGAATGCGAAACACGAGAAGACGGACGAGGAGAAGAGCGAGGAGCGGATAAAGAAGATGGAAGAGACGACGAAATAATCGTGCTAAGAAGTATAACCAGCTCCAATGTCGTTCCTCAACCAGTCTGGCGACCTTAATCCCTTCACCGAGGTCGTCCCCAACTCGGCGCAGTTCGGCGCTCCTGAGCGGTCGTCTATCCTCACACAGCGCCGTCGTGCTCGTGTGATTCCGCAGACGGGCACCAGCTATGGCTCCGTCTCCGCTGGAACGGGTGCGGGTGGTAGTCAGATCCAATTTCTCGTGGCGGACCAGGGTGGGCTGATTGATATGCGCTCTATCGTGGTGAACTACACGATCTTCACCTCGGGTACGGTCCTTGCTGACGATGGGCACCCGTTTATGACGGTCCAGGCTCTCGTCAATGGTCAGTTGGCGGAGCAGATCCAGAACGCCCCCAAGGTCTCCAATCTCGAAATGGCGATTGGCGGGAGCAAGACCTATTACCAGACGGCAGGATCTTTCCAAGGTTTCGAACTTCTTAACAATGATTTAGTGACGAATGTGCCCTCGTCCTCCACGACAGCGTCCATTACGGCGTGGGGCTATGCGTCGGGTAATGCGCCTTCCATCCAGGTCCGCTGTGCTCGTGCCTCGAACGCCATCTTTAACAACATCGCTGGTGAACAGCGGTCCATCCCGCTCGGTCTCATCATGGGTCTCGGACGGATGCGCCAGTATCTTCCGATTTCTCTTATCGGCGAACTCGCTTTCATCTTCATCACGGGTCAGGCTTCCGATGTGCTGTTCAACACGGCATCGACGACCACGGGTGATTACTCGCTGTCCCAGGTCTCGCTGGAGTATGATGTGGTGGTCCCGTCTCCCCAGTATCTTCAGGTGCTCCAGAAGGTCGCCATGGAGGACGGTGCGGGTCTGGTGATGCCCTACGAGTCGACGATCGTGACCACGGGCGGTGTGATTTCTGCCTCGTCGTCGTCTATTACGGAGAACTCGCTGATTGTTTCTCGTGCGACGAACCATCTTCTTCGTGCGTTTGTGGTCCAGGTTCCTCAGGCGCTCACCTCGTCCATTAACTTCCCCGCCCAGTCTTGCTTCTCTCACGCAGGGCTCTACAGCTTTCAATTTCGGGTGGGGAGCCAGGTTTATCCGCAAATCGCCAGTCAGGGCGACGCATCGATGTTCAACACCTCTCTCCTGGCGTATGGTGCGCCCGACAACGAGAACGGCTCTACGACGAACCGTGTGCTGTTCGGCAACTCGACGAACGGCGCTACGGCGGGAACCCCTGCGGTGTATGAGACGGCTGAGGCTTCGTCCTCGGGCACGACGAAGTTTGCGTATGCCGACCGCTGTGCCGTTGGATACGGCTTCCAGACGGTCAAGGGTGCCTCGGAGCCGATGATGGTCGATGGTATTTCTCTTGCGGGAGCCAGTGGTTCTCAGCTGATAGTCTCGCTTCTGTCCGCACCCGCCGTTGCCTACACGCCCTATGTTATTCTTACGGCGCTCCGTTTCATCAAGGCGAATGGCGGGGCTGTGGCGATTGTCGGCGCTTAAGACAAATGACCCCCGAGACTTACAAGAACAAGTTCAACAAGAAATACGGGTTCGATAAGGATGCCTCGCACACCGTCGCTGAGATTTCTAAGCTGACCGGATACAAGAAGTCGGGACTGGATGTGATCATCTCGAAGGGCAAGGGGGCATATTATTCCAATCCCCAATCGGTTCGACCCTCCGTCCACTCGCCTCAGCAGTGGGCACAGGCACGGCTATACTCTGCCGTCATGGGAGGCAAGGCTTCCCGTGTTGATGCTCATCAGCTATTTAAAACTAAATAATCATATACATAAACAATGGACGCACCTACACCTCAGGTGACGACGACGACAACCACCCTGACCCCAGCGGAACGGCACTACGCTCAAATGCGCCAAGCCCAAAAGAACTACTATCGTCGTCTTCATCCTAACCCTCGCCCCCGGGGTCGTCCTCCAAAGAAACCAGAAACTTCCATAGAAAACGGAAGTTCGTCCGCCCAGTCATAAAATAATATAAGTATATAGCAAAATGTCTACCCATACCCAGCATACGCATACTCTTCTTGCTTCGTGGTCAGCCGACATGTCTATCACGAAGGAGGAAATCATCGATGTTGATGCCCTCAACATTCTCGTCAAGAACGATGATGTGAGCAAGGACGACCAGGCGAAGCTCCGAGCCATCAAGCGAAAGCTCGTCTCAGGTCGATACTTGGAGAGCACCTACAAGCTGGGCAAGAGCGTCAAGGCAGGTGATACGGACCTGGGTCGGCTCTGCGTCCTCAAGGGCATCGGTCTTCAGATGCTCCCTCGTGAACTGCGCTCCGCTCTGGCGAAGAGGAACTACTGGGACATCGACATCGCCTCCGCTCAGCCCTCGCTCTGTGCTCAGCTCTGCGAGAGATACGGCATCGACACGACTTACCAGAAGGAGTTCCTCGAGGCTCGGGACAAGTATCTCGATGAGTTGGGTGAGCATCTCCAAGCCGAGAGGTCCACCGTCAAGGAGCGTATCAACGCCCTCTATTTCGGAACCGTCTCCGCCTGTAATGGTCTGCCTTCGTTCTTCAGCGAGAACCTCCAGCCTGAAATCCTTCGTGCCAGGAAGCTCATCATCGCTCATGAGGATTGGGCTGACTCCTTGAAGTTCCTCAAGAACAAGCAGAACCGGGAGGGCTCGTCCTTCGCCTATGTACTCCAGACCATCGAGCGCACCTGCCTTCTGGAGATGGACAACTCACTCAATCGGCATAAGAGGTCCCTCGATGTGTTCATTCATGATGGAGGGCTCGTCCGCAAAACCGAGGGCGAGACCCAGTTTCCCGAGGGTCTGCTTCGTGCGGTCGAGGACGAGGTTCGTAAGATGACGGGATACTCCATCAAGCTTGTTGTAAAGCCTCTCGACCATGGCTACGATTTCGATGACGACGACAACTATCAGAAGATCAAGTCCGACTTTGAGACGCATACGGCGAAGTTGATGACCCCTGCTTGTTATATCGACTTGCGAACTATGATGTTCGTTAATACGCAGGACCTCCTTCATCGCTATTCCAACAAGCATCTCGACGGACAGCTGTTCCTGAGCAAGTGGAAGGCTGACCCTCATATCCTCACCTACGACAACATCGACTTCCTGCCTGGTCTTGAGGCTCCTCCGAATGTCCTGAACCTCTGGCGTGGGTTTCCTTGCGAGGCGAAGGCGGGTGATGTGTCGGTCATTCGTGATATTCTTGGTCTGATTTGCTCTCGCAACCAGGAGCAGATGGACTATGTCGAGAACTACTTCGCTCACCTGTTCCAGAAGCCGTATGAGAAGCCTGGTGTGTGTATCGTCGTTCACAGCGAGGAGGAGGGCGTAGGCAAGGACACCTACTTCGATTTCGTCGGCAGTATCCTCGGGCGATACTTCATCAACACAGCCGAGCCTGAGAACAGCGTCTTCGGTCGGTTCAACTACCAACTCGCACAGACGCTCCTGGTCAAGATGGAGGAGGGCAACTTCGATACGAACAAGTCCAACCAGGACAACCTCAAGTCCCTTATCACTTGTAAGCTCAAGACCTACGAGGAGAAGGGTAAGCCCCTGATGACCCTCAAGTCCTTCACCCGAACCGTAATGACGACCAATAATCCCGTCCCTGTCGTGCTCAGCGATACGGCTCGTCGGTTCATGATGCTCAAGGCTTCTCCGGAGCGTCGGGGAGACAAGCAGTTCTGGACGCAGGTCCACGAGATACTTGCGAAGCCCGAGAGCATGTCCGCCTACTACGATTATCTGCTGAAGCGAGACATCAGCAAGTTCAACCCTCGGGACATTCCCGACAGCCCCTACAAGAACGAGGTCATCACCGCTCTTCGTCCTCATTCAGCCGTGTTCTTCCAGGGCATCTGCGAGAGTGTGGCTCAGCCGACGATTGAGTGGAGGGCTCGTGACCTGTTCAACGCTCTTCGTGAGGACGAGCGGACTAAGTATCCTCTCAACGAGCACCGCTTCGGTCGGGAGATGCGTAAGTATATGCCTACGATGACCAAGACAGAGAGGAACGACGGAAATCGTTATGGGTTTGTGATTGAGGACATGGTCGCCTTCCTCAAGCAGAAGAACTGGTGGGTGGAGCTTTGAGGGGGTGATAAGGAGCTTCGAAGCCCCACTTTAACTCCCAGCCATATAAAATAAAAAACCAATCCAAATGAAGTGGTTTTTTGTTGCTCAATAAAATAGGACAAAAGCTCCACTACCTCCACTATCCTCCACTGATATTTCTTTACTATACTATCCTAACCTAAATAGATAAGAGAAGTAGAGTATAGAAAGAGGAAGGACGGGTGGAGCTTATGGTGGAGCTTCCTAAAAAGGTGGAGCTTTCAGTTTTGTCCGTGTATGGTCGCCCAGGCTTGATGGCTCTTGCTGTTAAGGTGTGTGTAGTTCGAGATGCGCTTGAACACCGCACCGCACGGACAGGTCATCATATCGCTATTCTTCTCCCTGTACCGACGATTGTATTCCCGCATCTTCTCAGTATTATCCTTCGGGGGACGAGTGAAGTCCACATGGCGACCCTCGGCGTGAATGGATTCCTTACACCCACATTCGCACTTAGGCATCTTTGATATTCTTGTTCTTCTCTGGAATAAGATTATCCCAGACAAGACATAAATGAGCGAGATTGAAACTTTTGAGAATGAGCGTTCGCTGGTGGAGGAGATGCGGAAGCTCCCTGACTTTGCGTCCTTTGTCTTCCCGTCGAGCTGGTATAAGAAGTACGATATTCCACTCCCTACGGCTGTGAACCCTCGTGAGTTCATGAAGAGCAACTATCCGATGGTATGTGCCTCGGAGCCGAAGGACCTACCTCCGATTATTCGTCGTGAGCCTCTGAAGGACGCTGAGGGCAAGGTTCGGTTCGTGGAGGTGCCTGAGATTAAGCCTGGTGAGTATGAGAATGTGACGGTGGTGTCTCGTCCTCTGCCGAAGGAGGAGATTGTTGATGGACGGCTCCCTGATGTCCACCCGTCTCTGCGTGAGCCTACGACGGCTGAGCCTACGGCTGAGCCTACAGCCCATACTTCATCATAGTCATCAGTTCCGCATCACCGAGATTGTAGTCCGTCGCCTTGATGTGAATACCCGCATCGTCCGGGTGACGAGGACCAAGAGAGCGGTAGGTCTCGCCCACAGGCTCGGGAATGCGCTTCATGGTCGGAAGAAGGCGCATACCAGGACGAATGCCCCGGTCATAGTCCAGCGGGATCTCGAAGGGAACATCGACCTCCTCTGTAACATGGGAGACGAAAATCTCACGGGGCTTGTCCTCACGAATGGGAAGACGGCGCATGTACGGAACGGCAGGGGCATTGAAGACCGAGGACCCTTCAGCATGGGAGAACTCCTGGTGGCACTTCAGGGGCACATTGTTATACATACCCTCAGGACGAGAGCTGTTGACCGCCTTGTTCTGCGGACGACGAGTAAAGGAACGAAGGTGAGGGTGCTTCGGAATCCCTGCCTGAATCTGCGGTGTCGAGAAGGGCAGATCTGTATCCGAGTCTCCGAACACGGACTCCACGGTGCCCACCTGACGCTGAGGAGCAATAATCTTCTCCTTCTTGGAGTTGGGGCGATTGAGGACGAAGAACCCGAGGTCCTTGGACACGATCATTTATAATCAACGGAGGTTAAAAACCCGATTGAGTAGTTCGCTTCCCGTCACCTTCTTCTCTGTGACCCTCTCAATCACCTTCTCGATGTGAACGGGCTTCTCTACGACCTTCTCAACCACCTTCTCTTTCGGGAACGCTTCAACGATACGCTGTTGAAGAGACTCGAACTCCTCTCGTGTGATAGTGGGAGGCTTGACGGGTCCTCGCTTCTTGCCCTTATCACTGCGCCCCTTACGGACCTTGGGAGCAGGAGGCTCAACGATGGTGATGGGTTCCAGCACCTTCACCTCCTTCTTCTTTAGCTTGACGGGTTCAACGACCTCCTTCCCCTCAGCCTTATCCTTTTCCCGCTGTTCCTTCTCAGCCTGAAGTTGAAGACGCTTAGCCTTCAGCATCTCGAACCCCTTCTGAAGTCCTGCCTTCTGCTTCTCGGACAAGACCTTCTTGGGTTTGCCCGTCGTCTTAGACACATCAGGAGCGGGAGCGGGAGCCTCGGTCTTACCCTGGTCAGCGGGAACTGGTGGTGTCTCAAGGCTTATCTCTTTAGGCATCTCGGCGGTTTATCAAGGTAAAAGAATATTATTTATTGGAACTCTCCATCGGCACGGACCCTCAGACGAAAATCCTTGGTTCAGGCATATTTGATAATCGAGGGGATGGTTATATAGCGGTTGACGACATTGTAGTTAGACGGTGTGCCTCCGACTGCGGTGACGACGGTGGTGGTATTGGGAGAACGGATCGCACCATCAACATAGTTGCCGACAGCAGACGGGTTAGGCTGAAGGGAGGAGATCGTTCCTCCGCCTGTGAAGTTCGATCCGTTGGCTTGAACGCCGTGCGAGTGGGGTGGAAGCGCAGTAATATCAAGGAGATAGTTGTCTGCTCCCGCCGTGACTCCGATGTTCAGTGCCGTATAACCACCACGAACCGTGTTGTTTGTTGTGTCCGGGACATTGAAGGTTGTTGTTCCATTACCCGATCCGAAGGTCGTGCCGATCACACTGAAGAGGGCAGAGTAAGTCGTGCGAGAGACGGCAGAGCCATTACAGTTCAGAAACCCCGAAGGAGCCGTAATGGACCCATACATCAGAATAGTTCCAATCGGAAGCCCAGCCTGAGTGTCGGACGGGTTCGGGGCGACATTGTAGGTATACGCAATCGTCGACATCGTTTATAACCTCACAAGAAGTTAATAGACGATGAAGGACTTGGATTACGAGGTGTGTCCTGCTGAGAACAAGCCGAAGGATAAGCGTATGGACAAGATAGAAGCCAAGTTCTTACCCAAGCTCCCTGCGACCTTCTATATCCTGGGAAGCTGTGGTTCAGGGAAGTCGAGTATTCTGTGGACTCTGTTGACGAAGGGCTATATCTATGGTAAGAAGGGCAAGTCCATCTTTGATGAGGCTTTGATTTATCTGGGGACGCTTGATGCGAAGGAGAGCTTTGAGAAACTGCCTATCAAGAACAAGCTTATCCTGGACGAGTATGACCCTGTGAGTTTCAACGAGTATCAAGACGATCTAAAGAAGCACCAGTTCGAGAGACTGGAGAAGGGCAAGTCTGCTCTGAACAGCCTGATCGTTTTCGACGATTTCGTTGGGGCAGGTCTGATGAAGAAGCACAAACCGAATGCCCCTCCTCCTATTGAGAAACTGGCTCTCACTTCAAGACACGAGGCAAATGCGACGCTTTTCATGAATAGCCAGGTGTATAAGGGTTCAGGGTTCAGTGTGCCCTCTGTCCGTAATAACATCACGACCTTCATCGTGTCTCGTATGAGCCACCAGGAACTCGTGAAGATTGCGGAGGAGCTGTCTGAGGACTACACTCCTGATGAATGGATTGAGCACTATGAGAAGGCGATGGTGACCCCGTATAACTTCGTGGTCTTAGACCGTCGTCGTCCCTTTCCTGACCGCTGGACTATCAAGTTCAGTGAGCCCTTCCCTCCAAGCAAGAAGACCCTGCGCATGAAATCTATGTCGGAGTAATAAAACGATGCCCTACGAAGTTGTGAAGATCGGGGACAAGTATGCGGTGAAGACGACGAGCGGAGTGAACAAGGGTAAGCTTCATGGCTTCACCACTAAGCCGAAGGCGGAGGCACAGTATCGTCTCCTGGAGATGATGATGAAGGGCAAGAAGAAGTAGAGGGGTCGAAGAACTCTCGGAGAGCCCACTTCATCGAGACCTCTTCTGCCTTGAACCTCTCCTCCCACTTGCGCTCACCCTTGGTTGCGTCACTGACCCCGTCCTTCTGAATGGAGATGAAGGGAATACAGGCACGGGACTTGAGGTAGTGCGCATACCACCCATCGAACTCAGGCTTTCCCTCCTTCTCCCAGTCCTTCATGCGCTCGAGAGCCCTGTCGACCTTGAAGTAGCAGAAGTGAGCCATACACCCACGAACCACATCAAGTACCATCGTCGTCAGCCCCTCATCATCAATGCGGACGATCTTATGGACACATTCACGGATACTTAACATGCCTCCGTTAAAGATGTCCCAATCATTACGAATGTCGAGGTAGTCTCGGATATGCTTGAACCTCTTGACGAAATCCTTACAGGGAATAGCGTCGTCTTCCATGATGAGACAATGCTCCTCGCCCCGCTCCTTCGCCTTCTCTAAGATTTCCCGGTGCTTGAGGAAGACGGCGTGATAGACATCGCCCATACGGAATGCCTCCTCACGAACGATCTGGAGATCACAGCCATTCCACGCCTCCTGAAAACTCTCCCAACGATCCGTGCGCTCCGAGAGGTTGATTACATGTGCGACCACCATTTACTTATTCTCTAATAGAATATATAAATGCTCCCGACGATGTCCGCCATGAGTGGTCCGAACATTCCCTACTCGAATGGTGTTCAGCCCCCGAACCCTGCGTATGTGAAGTGGGTTGCCTCGATCCCTGACTTCGTGGGTGACGCTGACCTGTTGGACTGGCTGAAGCGCAACCCTGCCCCGCCGAAGATCCCTCCCCCTGTGTCCCAGGCTGTCGCTGACTACATCGCCGATGAGGTCAAGCGCCAGGTGGCTCTGGCTCTGGCGAACAAGTAACCGTCCAAAATGGATTTGTGTTCGGCACAAAACGGACTATATACGCCGAGACAATAGACAAAGCAACGATGGACGCTACAACCAACACCGAGAAGAAGAAGATGACTGACGAGGAGAAGAAGGAAGCCAAGCGTCAGCGTGATCGTGAGTATCACCACAAGCACAAGGAGGCAATCAAGGAGAAGAAGGCTCAGTATCGCAAGGAGAAGCACGACGAGATTCTTGAGAAAAATCGCAAGTATCGTGAGGAGCACCGGGAGAAGCTTCGTGAGAAGGCGAAGATATACAACGAGGAGAACAAGGACAAGCGCAAGGAATACTACGACAACAACAGGGATAAGGTCCTGGAGGAGAAGCGTGAGTATTACCAGAATGTAACGAAGCCGAGGAATGAGGCGAAGAAGAAGGCGAAGGAGGAGACGAAGGCGATGGGTGGTGAGGACAAGGACGCACCTGTGGAGGTGACTGAGCTGTGGATCTAAAAAA